CCAAACCATTGTTGCTCCTGGTATTATATCGTTCCACGTAATAACTCCTGGTTCTACTGTATCTAATGATAAACCAGAACCTGTAGGACTTACTCCTGCGTCGGCAGTTATTGTAACATTTCCTGTTGCCAAGGTCAACGAGTTTCCAGAAGGGGTTACATTAGTATCTATATTAACTGTAAATGCACCAAGACCTAAAGATACAGCATTTCCTGTAACTGTGTGATTAGCATCAGCAGTAATAGTTAAACTACCTGTGCCTAATGTAACTTGATTTGGTGTTAAATTTTCTGTTACAGCATCTGCAATAATACCTACACTACCTATAGTAATTGTAAGTGAATTACCCGTTACGGAAACTTGTACATCTG